TTATAACATCATCAGGATCAGATTTATCAAAATGCAATTCTTCTTCATTCATAAAATCTAAATGGGTTTTTTTTTGATTAAGTTGCCAGTGTCTACCACTGTCACCGCCTGAATCTAGAAAATGCTTTCCAGTATTTTCAATAAGCATTTCATAGATAGCTTGTTGTGTTTGTGTAGTCATTTTTTTTCTCGCTTTCTTTCAATACATAGGTATTGAGACAAAGGCCTAAAGGCCCTTATCTAAATATCTAAAAATATAATGTTTGTTTTAATTCTGATCCTAGTAAGTATTCAGCAATAATTTTACTATCTAGTTCATAAATATTTTCATAATCAAATTCAGATAAGTTATCATCTAACTTTTCTATTATTTGGCCACAAAATGAATCATAATAAACTGTGTTGTGTATTATCTCATCAATACTTTGTTTTACTTTATTGGCCACATCTGAAAAATTAAAATTATCTAATGGGCCTATATATAAATCATTGTTTAAATTATTAATGTCTATTTTTGTTTGTTTATCTAATTTATTCCAAAAATAATTTTCACAATATTTATTATCTTGTTTGTTCATGTTGTTTCTCGCTTTCTTAATTAAAATTATTATTCACATTTTAAATTGTTTTACAAGTAATAAATTGTAAAAATAGGAATTATTTGTATTTTATGCGTAATATTGAGTAATACATATTATATATAAATTTCCGCTAATTCTTCACCAAATAAATTAAATTATTAATCAAATACTATTAATTAAGTAAACAAGTAAAGAAAGATGAATAGAGAAGTAGTAAGAAAGCTATATAGAAGAATAAAGGGTGTTTGTATCAATATTATTGATTTGATTAGATTATATTATAGGACCATAAAACTATATTTGGCTCGAAAGATATGACATCATAAAAAACAACAAAACATTTACCGGAGTCCTTAAAGGACCAACAACAATATATTTTATTGTATAAATATATAAATTATGCGTGTTTTATGCGTGTAAATATACAAAAAGATATATAAATCAATGCTAAGAACATCATTGACAATTATTTCTGGCCAAAAAGCTAAAATTTAGCCTAAAAATTTTTGCGACAACCCCCATCGCTTTTTTTTTTATAATTATACTACCCATTTCAACCCAGAAACCATGTCCTAAAAGGCTTGGTGCTGGTGAGAAGAATCGAACTTCCTACTCCGTTCTTACCAAGAACGTACTCTACCAATGAGTTACACCAGCATGACGATAGACTTTACTAAATATAAAAAAGATTTACCAGAAGGTAAATTACATTCAGAACTGACTATTCTGAATTGGACACGACAACAACAAGAACAAAATAGGATCTGTCTATACTGTGATAGTTGGGGTTCTTTTGCTATACAGCCAAAAGATGCCTACAGACAGTATTATTTCCTATGTGGAGATCATTACTCAAGTGAAAAAAAAGAAAAAATCAAAAACAGTTGATGTATTCGCCTTAATGGTAAAACACATGAACGACAAGACACCTGTCAAACAAAACTCAGGGAGGGGTTTGGTTAAGGACAGCACAGTGGCAAGAATACAGGATATATATGGTGGGGATAAGAAAGATGAAACATGAGTTTCATAACTGTTCCATTAACCTTAAAAGAAGCTAACGACTTCGTTACAGCACATCATAGACATAACAAAAAATGTCAAGGACATAGATTTTCTATTGGCTGTATCAGAGACAACGATATGGTTGGAGTAGCTATATGTGGCAGACCATTATCAAGAAGGCTTGATAGTCAATTTGTATTAGAAGTTTTAAGAGTTTGTATCAAAGATCCAGCACCAAAAAATGCTTGTTCTTACCTTTATGCTAGAGCATGGAAAATATGGCAATCAATGGGTGGTAAAAAAATATTAACATACACCCTTGCTAGTGAAAGTGGAGCAAGTATGAGAGCTGTAGGGTGGGATAAAGTTTCAGAAACAAAACCTTTATCTAAAAATGCTAAAGGGTGGGAAACAAGAAACAATAGACAAACACAACCTGTTAATTTCCAACTTAAATTTAGATGGGAAAAAGAAATAACAGCATGAACACCATAACTATTCCGTATAAGCCCAGAGAATTACAACAACAGGTTCATAAGAACCTGAAAAGATTTAACGTATTAGTTTGTCATAGAAGATTTGGTAAGACAGTCTTGACAGTCAATGAGCTGATTAAGAAGTGCTTACAATGTCAATTACCACGACCTCGGTATTATTATATAGCACCGACATACAGTATGGCAAAAAGGATCGCATGGGATTACTTGAAATACTATACATCGGTCCTACCTAATATGGACTACCATGAAACAGAATTAAGAGCGGAACTACCGAATGGGGGTAGAATACAACTACTTGGTTGTGAAAGACCACAAACACTAAAAGGTTTATATATCGATGGTGTTGTCTTAGACGAAGTTGCCCAAATGCCACCAAAGATGTGGACTGAAGTTATCAGACCCGCACTATCGGATAGAGAGGGTTTTATGATTGCGATTGGTACTCCTCAAGGTCATAACTCTTTCTTTGATTTGTATAATCATGGGATGCACAATGAAGGTTGGTATGCCACGAAGTTTAAGGCATCAGAAACTAAAGTTGTCAAAGAAGAAGAACTGGCCGAAGCAAAGAAATTAATGCCTCCTGAAATATACGAGGCAGAATATGAATGTAGTTTTGAAAGTTCTGCAATCGGAGCTATCTACTCACAAGGACTGAATAAAGCTGATGACGATGGCCGAGTTACAAAAGTTCCTTATGATCCGACATTAAAGGTTTCTACCTTTTGGGATCTGGGAATGGCCGATAAAACCTCGATATGGTTCTGTCAGCAAAAAGGCACAGCAATACACCTTATAGACTACTTTGAAGATAGTGGTGAATCCTTAGAATATTACGCCTCAATCCTACAAGATCGAGGATATATCTACGATACACACTACTTACCTCACGATGCCAATGTCCGAGAGATCGGAACAGGGAAATCAAGAGTAGAGATCGCACAGAGTTTAGGTCTATCGACCAGTATTGTACCGAAGATGAGTATAGAAGATGGAATTAACGCAGTCAGAATGACGTTATCACGATGTTATTTTGATTTTGAAAAGACAAAAGATGGATTAGATGCCTTGAGACAGTATCGATGGGCGGTCAATGACAAAGGTGAAAGCAAAAATAGACCACAACACGACTGGACTTCTCACAGTGCAGACGCATTTAGGTATTTATGTACGGGATTACAAGAAACAAAGAACTGGGCAACACAAATTAATTATCCGAAATTAGGAATTGTATAATGAAATTAACAAAAGAAAGATTGAAAGCACTTATATCGCAAGAGATAACAAACTCATTAGGTTTTTATGGGGGTGAGTTATCTTCTCAGCGTAAAAATGCACTAAAATTTTACTTAGGAGAGCCTCTTGGTAACGAAGTAGAAGGTCAATCTCAAGTAAGATCGCAAGATGTACTCGAAGTAGTTGAAAGTATATTACCGAGTATGATGAGAATCTTTACACAGGGTGAGAGTATTGTCCGATTTGAGCCGACAGGACCAGAAGATGTCGCTTATGCAGATCAAGCCTCTGATTACATCAATCATGTTTTTAACAAAGACAATAATGGCTACAGTATCTTGCACACAATGTTCAAAGATGCTCTTATTTCTAAAAATGGCTTTGTAAAATACTATTGGAAAAGAGATAAAGAGCAGAAAAAAGAGTCTTATGAGAATTTAACCACTGCTGAGTACCAAGCATTATTAGCAGATCCGGAAGTAGAGGTTATTGAAGTTGAAGAAGGTGACATAGATATTGATATTAACAATATTGATATTAACGAAACCAAATACAACGTCACTGTTCAACGAGTAAAAGAATATGGTCGTGTATGCGTAGAGAATGTTGCACCAGAAAGTTTATTAGTTAGCAAAACTGCTACAAGTTTAGAAGATTGTAATTTTATTGGACAACGAGTTTTTAAAACAAGATCAGAACTTATCAGTATGGGCTTTGATAAGAAGATTGTCAATGAACTCCCAGTAGCTGATGAAGAAATTTATAACACAGAGGCAGTCACAAGAAGATCGTATGACGATGAAACGATGCCTCAAGAATACCAAAATGTCGATCCCTTACTAACACGAGTTTCTGTTGTCGATTGTTACATGAAATGTGATTACGATAACGATGGTATCGCTGAACTAAGACACATTGTAGTTGGTGGATCAGCACCAAATACTTATCACATCTTAGAAAATGAACCAATAGAGCAAATACCTTTTGCAATGGTCACAGCTATCCCGATGCCACACCGATTTTATGGTTTGTCAATTTACGATTTAATAGGTGACGTACAAGAAATTAAGACAACCCTATTAAGACAAACCCTAAATAATGCTTATCTACAAAACAATGCAAGAACTGTGGTCGTAGACGGGCAAGTAAACATAGATGATCTCCTTACTTCCAGAGCAGGGGGAATAGTTCGTGCAAAGTCAGCAGGAGCAGTGACTCCCCTTGCTTCCCCAAACTTTATGCAAGAGGGTTTGGCCATGATGGACAAGGTAGACAACATTCGTGAGTCGAGATCAGGTGTATCAAAAGTACAAATGGGCCTTGATAGTGATGTTATAAACAAATCTCACACGACAGCAACTAGTGCCAATGTAATGATGAACGCATCAACACAAAGAATAGAGTTATATGCTCGTAACTTTAGTGAAGGTGTCAAAAGAATGTTTCAGGGTATCTTACAGCTAGTATGTAAGTATCAAGATCAAGAAAGAATTATTAGATTACGAAATCAGTTTATACCGATGAACCCTAGAGACTGGCATGATAAGTATAATGCAACAGTACAAGTAGGATTAGGTACAGGATCACAAGATCAACGACTAGAAGTGTTAGGTCGTGTCCTTGCGGTGCAAGAAAAACTTATTGCTACCGGTGGTATGGGCATTGTTGATCCACAAAAAATCTATAACACCCTAGAGAAGTACCTAGAAAATGCTGGGTATAAAGATGCTTCTCAGTTCTTTAACAATCCAGCGACTAGACCGCCACAACAACCAAAACAAAAAAGACCTGATCCAACTATGCAGTTAGCACAGGCAGAGTTACAAAGACAACAAGCTAAAGATCAAGCTGAGTTGCAACTAAAAGCTAGAAAACAAAAAGTAGATGAAGAAATAGAAAGAGAAAAGCTCAATTTAAATCAACAAAAACTAGCTACAGAAATTTTAAAAACAGAAGAAGGTAATCAAATACAAAAAGAAAAGTTAGCTTCACAAATATTAAAGGAAGGTATTAATTAATGTTTCCATTTGGATCTAGCAGTTTAGCACAAGATATTATTGACTCAAGACTATCTGGTGTAACCGCATCAACACCTATGCAACCACAAGATATGAATGAGTTTGGTGTATTTAGAAACCCGTACTCACCGGCAGGGTTTTATGCCAATGAAACTGACGTAAATCCAAAACCTCCTTTTACTCCTCCTACTAGCGATGAGGAAGGCAATCCAGTTTGTGATAATGCAAACGGATATTATTTTGATCCTATTACACAGTCTTGTAAGTTAGTAGAGTCAGAGTCTACGGGTGATAGTGGTGGTGGAGACAACAACGCACCCCAACCAGTATATCAAGGCGTAGGAAGTGTATTTAGTCCGGCACAAAATGCCTTTATGAACATGGGATTAGGTGCGGAAGGATTAACAGCAAAAACAGCAAAATCATATTATGGTTCAGGTGAAATTAATCCATATGGAACAGGTTTAACTGGTATGTTTAGAAGATTTACGCCTCTGGGCCAATTATCAACCTACTTAGATACAAATAGATTATTAAATGCTGGTGTACTCAATAAAGCTGATGATGGAACTCTTACTTTTGCTAAAGGTGGTAATTTAAAACTTGCTCAAGCCAACCAAGCATTTGAACAAGACCTTGCTAGAAAACAAGGATTAGATTTAGATGCTCAAGCAGATACACCTTATGACTATAGATATAATCCAGAAACTAAACAAGATGAGCCAGTATATATAAAACAAAGTAGAGGCGACAAAGCTGATGATATGGGAACGATAAATTTTAAAGGTAGATCGTCAAGACCATTTCAGTCTAACTTTGGTGCATCCAATATAGTTTCTTACTCTCCACCAGATCCTAATAGAGAGAAAACTGAAAGTGAAAAAATGTTTGAAAGAAAAAGAGCATTTGCAACACCTACAAAAACATACAATACAGAATTTAAAGGAAAAGGATTTATAGGTGGTAGATAACGAACAAAAAAGAAGCTTTGAAGCAAAACAAATATTAGAAAACCCTGTATTTATAGATGCAGTAAACAAAATTCGATCCGACCTAGCTAATGAATGGCTAAACAGTGATGTAAAAAATTCAGAACAGAGAGAAAACATTTTTGTCATGAGAAGAATGTTGGAACTCGTTGTGATGCAAATCCAGTCCGTTATGGAAACTGGTAAAATCATAAAAAAATAGGAGAAATAAATGGCAGAACAACCAGTAATGGATTCTGCAACAGAAACTCCCAGTGAATCTGTTGCACCAAAGCCTACGTCTCGAAATGTAAACGAGACAGCAGAACACTTGAATACCCTGCTAAACGCCTCACAGGCTCAAGAGACTGCTAGTGAAGAATCAACAAAAGAAGTAAGCGACTCGGAAACGAATATCGAAGATGCTTTTGAAGATGATGAACTAATCGATCAAATTGAAGATGAGCAACCATCTGAGAGTAGTCAGGAACTTTATAAAGTTGTTGTCGATGGACAAGAACAAGAAGTCACCCTTGATGAACTTATGAAAGGTTACTCACGACAAAGTGATTATACCCGCAAAACTGAGAAGCTCTCTCAAGAAAGAAAAACTCTTGAGGAAAGAAACGCAGAAGCCCTTAGAACAAGCGAGGAGGCTAAAATCAAACGAGATGAATACGCACAAAATCTTCGTTTATTATCTGAACAATTAAAGGCAGAACCACAAGTTGATATGGACCAACTGTATAGAGAAGATCCTGCTGAGTATGTTAGAGTTAAGGCTGACCAAGATAAACGCAAAGAATTATTACAAGCGTCTATCCAAGAACAGCAGAGATTACAAGCTGAAAAACAAGCCGAGAATGATAAAAAATATCAAACTTACCTTGCTGAACAGCGTCAACTACTTACTCAAAAACTTCCAATTTATGCAGACAAAAACAAAGGTCCAGAGTTTGTTAAAAACTTAACAAATTATGCTAAAGAGATTGGGTATACCGATCAAGATATAGCACAGCTTGTAGACCATAGAGCAGTAATCATGTTAGCTAATGCTTATCGTTATGATAAATTAAAAAAAGCTAATTTAAAAAACAAAAAAGTTACTAAAGTTTCTAAGGTCGTAAGTTCTTCTAGTGCAAAAGTTCAAGATGATGATGAGATTGCAAAGCGTATGAAATCTAAAAAAGCAACTCTTAGAAAGACAGGAAAAGTAAATGATGCTGTTTCTGTTTTACAAGAGATGTTCTCTAAATAACAACAACATAGAAAGGAATAAGTAATGGCACAACCAACCAATACTTTTGATACCTATGATGGTGCAAATTCTATAAGAGAAGATTTAGCTGATGTAATTTACAATATTTCACCGACTGAAACTCCTTTTATGAGCAACGCATCAAA